GATATCTCCAGTTACAGTTATACCATTATTAAACTTAACATTAGTACCAAAGCTGTCTATTAATGTAGAGTATTGCTCACCATCAGCTGTATTAATAGTAAATGTGCTTGTAGTACCATCCCAAGATGTACTATCAACACCTGCCACTGATACTTCGCCAGCTGCTGTCAATCTACCTTGTTGATCGACTGTAAATGTTGGGATCTGGGTTGAACTACCGTATGAACCAATTGTTACTGTGGTATCATCTAAGCTTATAGTGTTACCGACACTATCATATGTAAGGCCTGTACCGCCAGATATTGCTGCATCCAAGTCGGAATCAAAGTTATCCGCTGAATAAATCTCCTCAACGTCAATGCTGAATTGCCCAGTATTCGGATCATACGAAAGATCGCCTGCAGCACTTACTGCATGTCTTGCATCACTATCGGCACGAGCGGTTGTGTAGTAAAGGTTATCTCCTTCAGCAAGATCAGATGTTGTGAATGCATTTAGATTTATGTTATCGGTAAAGGTAGCGCCGTCAGCTGTGCTAATAGTTAGATTACCATTCGAGGAATCATATACAAAATCTGTCACGCCTGCTACTGCTGTTGATCCTGCAGAGGTTAGTCTACCTTGTTGATCGACTGTAAATGTAGGTATTTGTGTTGAACTACCATAGCTACCAGGGACAACTGTTGTGTCATCCAGATCAATAGTACTATTTGCTTCATCATATGTAAGACCTGTACCACCGGTTAGGACCTGGTCAATGTAGAAAGTTCCAACCATTCCCGAGTGAACTGTACATTGATATACCAATGTAGCTGGTGCACTAAATGGAACAGTAAATGTGATCTGATTTGTACCAGCACCTTCGACACCATTAGTATAGGCAGAACCACCATCGGATGTTCTAATCTCAATAGGATGGGATGCATGAGATGGGTTGTTAATGATATACGTCTTACCACGGTGTAGATAGATATCCGGATTACCAGGTGAAGTAGTTGGGAAGCCGTCGCCTGTGAATGTATATACTGATCCATTAGCGCCATCAACATCAATGATTGTCTCTGCTCTCCTTTTCACATTAAACGTATCGTTAATGGAATCGTATTCAAGAGTTGTAGAGGATTGTAGTGCGGCGTCTAGGTCAGAGTCAAAGTTGTCGGTTGTATAAACCTGAGAAACGTTAACAGAGATAATACCAGTATTAGGATCGTACTGCAAGTCACCAGAAGTACTGATCATGTTTCTTATAGTAGAGGTAGACTCGCTATCTCCTAATGCAGAATCGAATCTTGCTCTGGTATAATATAGGTTATTACCTTCAACTAAGTTATCTGTGGTAAACGGATCAAGTGTAATAACATCTGTAAATGAACCGCCATCAGCTGTGTTAATGGTAAATCTACCTGTGGCGGAATCAAAGTCGATAGAGGAAACACCTGCAACAGCAACTTCACCTGCAGATTCTACCAGGCCAAGATGATTTAATTTTATGATGGGAATAAGTGAATTAGTACCATAGGTTCCCGCCGCGGCACCGCCACTATCTAGTGAGAATGTTGCATTGTAATTAGAACCTATCTTTTGACCAGAGGTAGTGATACCATTCCCACCAATAAGATTAACCCTTTCATCGCCATAGATCCCAACAGAATCTACAAAGTTATCATCGGTTTTGAATGCTAGCTCATTGACCTTAGTTATTTCCTGATCAACGTATAGCTTGGAAGCAATATCACTGTCATTAAAAGGTGTTATCTGATTTATTTTACCGGTGTTTAGAGTCGTTGCCCCACCCACATCTAGGTTAGAACCAACATCTAAAGATCCTGAGATATCAACATTACTAGAGGTAATATTAACTTCACTAGTAGAACTAATGTTCAGTTTATTACCAGTCATAGTAATGGTATCACTATCTAGTGAAAACTCATCAACTTTTAGTATAGGTAAAACACTAGTATTAACGAATGCTTCTAAATTTTCATCATATACTAGAACTTGATTATCGGCTAATGACGTTAATTCAATACCTGCGATTGCATCGATACTAAGACCGCCTGCAGTAACTTTCTTTACCGGAGTTCCTACTACCACCTTTTTGATTATGGTGGTATTTCCTACTGTTAACGTGATAGCCATTTATAACTCCTTAAAGAATAGATCCAGTAACGTTTGGTGTCACCTGGAATCTTCCTTCCAGAACTCTTTCAACTATTTCATTACCATCACTATCCGTAAAGGATAAATTTACATCGTATACATATCTACCAATCTCTAATGCTGCTGTATCTGTGTTAGTCAAAGATATAGTAGCTATCCCGTCAGTTGAAGGGTTAGTTATAATAGCATTAAAGGAAGTGGATGTGGTGGAACTATAATTTCTTTTTAGTTCTGCTGTAACAGTGTGATTTGTTAAATCTTTTGTGTTACCATTCTTATCGAGCATATGGATCTCGATCGCAATGTCAGTCCCTTTGTCGACTGTAAACTCTTCATATTGGGCCATAAAACACTCCTGGTTTCTTTGTCGGACGCGCAGACACGCCCCTGCCACGTTTCTTTGTTATTCTTATTTATATAAAAAGAAACCTAGAGATTGTTTTAATTAGGTGCTTCCGTAAATAGTGCCGTTATTTATTAGAGTGTATGAAAGCCCGTATGATTCTATAGCTGCCCCGCCAGCTCCACCCGAACCGCCTGATTGACCATTTCCCCCAGCAGCACCCCAGCCGCCTCCACCACCTGCGCCACCAGTACTACCTGCGTTTCCAGCAGAGCCACCAGCACCACCTGTAGGCCAACTTAATGAAGATGGGGCAGCACCACCTGTACCAGGTAGTACGCAACCACCGCCACCCCCTGCACCTACATAGTCGCCTGATGATGTGGTTCGAGATGTACCGCCAGAGCCCCCTGAGCCACCACCATTACCAGCATAGGAGGTACTCCAAGAATTCCCCCCGTCACTACCTGCAGTACCACCACCAGCGCCTGCAAGACCGATCGGGATATAACCGCCTGCACCACCGCTTACATAGCCGATACCTACACCGCCAGACCAAGCGTCATGAAAACGCGCTTCTCCACCTGCGCCGCCCCCAGCACCACCACCACCTGATGCAATACCCAAATGCTGACCAATGGTTCCCGTGGCGCCGCCGCCACCGCCTCCACCAGCGATATAACCCGTGGAATTATTTTGGATAGTTACCCCTGTCGCGGCTATTACAATAGCTGGTCCTCCGTTTTGACCGTTAACGTTATCCCAGCTGCCACCATCTCCACCTTTGCCAATTATTTTTCCTTTATTAACGATTGTGGCATCTTTGACGTCTACCAACAAGGCAGGAACGCTTGTATCATCTGAAAAAACATATTCATTGGAAGAGATATTTTCTAAATCGGTATCATCAATTGTTAATGTTCCGCCTTCGCCTATATAGTCAGATGCTTTTATTTCCTGATAAAGCCTAGTGGTGCTGAAATCTACATTGGCTTCTAAAGGAGGTCCACCTACTACTTGATCGTAATTTTTCCAGCTGTCTCCTTTTTTCGCTGGCTGATGATTTGTACTTTTATAAAGCCATACCTCACCAGCATAAGGGTATCCATTTACGGTTGCTCCGGGCCTTGATACAGCGACGTACCCGTCCGCAGCTGCTACACATTCTCCGAAGAAATCATATTCAATGTTCGTGCTCTTCGTCGTGGAGGCTTCTTGATCTAACAAATCCTTTGCGTATAGTACACCGGTATAGTCATTTGTAGTAGCCGGTCTTTTTTTACTTGTATAGTATACTAGATTATCTGAAACAGCAACTGAGTATCCCACACCATCATCAGATATTCCGCTATTTCCCCCTCGATAGTCCCACATCTCGTTTCCGTCTAAATCGTATACGTGCATAACGCCAACGTCGTTATTTGTCTCGGACACACCGCCGCCGCTGATTTGGATTCTGCACCTATAATTTCCAACAGCCACCACACCAAAACCTACGGCTACAGAATTACCGAAAGTTCCCGTATCATCAACCCTACCACCTGAATAAGTGAAATAATCAGGATTTTCTACAGACCAAAGAAGATTACCATCCATGTCAAAGGCGTAGATTTTACCTTTGGTACCGTTTGAATTTCTTCGATTTGGCGCACCAACAATAATCCTACCATCACCGATTGCAATTGATCGACCAAAGCCCGCTACATTATTTGTTTCCGAATTGAAATTTGTGCCAAATGTAACATCATCCTCGAAATCAGGATTCCAAACTGTTCTTATATGATTTAGGTTTAGGTCATATATATGGAAAGCACCTCTTCCGATAAATGCATTGGTGTAGAAATCGTTTCCACCTATTTCATTAACCTTAACATCAAATGGTGCGGTGATTACAATTCTACCTTCCCCAATAGCAGAGCACATACCAAAGCCTGTAACCACAGGATCATAATAGAATAAATTATTTTCGCTATGTCTAGTCGTCTGATCCGTTTCGAAAAGAGTCCGGCGATTTTCATAACCCCCGCCACCTTGGTAGACATTAGCATACCCACCCCTACCGTCCCACCTGTGAGAAAGTTGATTACCACTAAGATCAAATAGGAACGCAACACCTTGAGAATAAAATCCGCCGGCGGATCGGTGTGACATCTCCTGGTATGGGTTAGTGATTAGAATTCTACCTTCGCCTATAGATATTGATGTTCCAAAATGATATGCTACTTCCTCTGGTAGCGTATCAGCATCTAGAGATGTGGATACTATGTCATATGGGTCAATGGTTTTGAAGAATGATCCATCATATCTGAAGAGATCGACACCATACTTGTATGAGCCTTCAGTCGGTCTTTCCGGTACATTTCTCCAAACACCAACAAGACCGCAACCTACTGCAAGAGGCTTACCATCCAAGTGTCCATATTGTTCCTCTTGTATATGTCTAGTTCTAGATGCATAGTTATTATGACGATCAAATTGAACACCGCTTGTGGTACCTAAGGATTGATAATCATTTCTTAACCATTTGTTATTATTGTCATTTGCAATGCCAAGTCTTCCACCGCTAAAAGATCCGACAATTGCATCACTAGTATTAGGAGTACTAAGAGTCGGATTTTGCAGGTATCCAACCAGGCTCAATTGGGGGGTTTCTGAAATAACCTCGCTTACCCCATCGGAATCAAAAACTTGCAATCCTCCATACTCTGACAGATTAGTAGAATTTGTTCTGAATGCCATGTTCTATTCCCTAGCTCTTTGTAATTATTTTATTTATCTTACCTGAAACGGACAAAGGTGTTTTGTGTATCCATAGCTCGCCTGAATCATCGTGGTAACCACCGTACTTAGTATAGTCTGCTGTAACAGTGGCTAATACCCCATTCTTCAAGTCCCATGTCTCACGGTGACCCCAGTAGTCTCCCCTGTATGTTTCAAGAGACTCTGAAATTCTATCTTCAACAGCTGCGTTATCTAAACTTAGGATATTTAAAAAGTCATTATTATAACCCGTAGCCGTAGCCCCAATACTTGAATATACCAATTTATTATTATCTAATACAATTCTACCCTCATGCATTCCCACACGGTAGTTTGCCCTTACATCCTTACTGTGCTTTGCCGTTTCCTCTCCCCCGGTTTGATCTGCCCGATATAAATATTTTCCACTTAAATCGAAAACATAGATCGATCCAGTGTTTGTGCCACCAATATCCTGATAAGGTTCGCCGACAGCTATTAAACCGCATCCTATAGCAACTGACGAACCGAACCCAACCTTACTTACTGGTTCAATTGTATCGATATTTGGGGAAACAATTTTTTGTATAAAGTTACCATCTAGATCCAGGATAAAGACTGATCCCGCACCAGCATCGCCTGAAGTAGTAGAACCTTTTATATCCCCAGGCGCCCCAACAACAATTCTACCATGTCCTATAGCAACTGATCTTCCAAATTGAGTCCTCGGAGAAACTGGTGGGGTACTATTGTTATATCCCATTCCTAATTTTATCGATTGCCCAAAATTAACAACAATCTCAGTAGTGGAATCACTATCTTCTTCGGTGTTGATATCCCAGATGTGGATCCTACCTTCTTCTACCCAATCACCTGTCGCGCTAGCACTATCCCAATTAAGATCAGTGGTAACAATCTTACCACATCCAATTGTAAGATTTCTATCACCCCAAGTGTATTGAGATACATCAGTTTCTGCAGATACGATATTTTTTATGTGATTCCCACTTAAATCGAATAGATGTATAGCGGCAGAACCTGGGGATGTACCTCTTCCAATTTCATTATTGGTGACAGCTAGAATACCGTTACCAATAGCTACCGTATGTCCAAAATACTGGTAATCGTCTGCGGGAATCTTTGCATCATCTGCAGTAATATATTTGATAAAATTCCCATTAGTATCAAATATGTCAACCCTCCCGGACTGTTTATCCGCGGAGTTGTACCATCTATAATTACCAACAGCTATTATTCCATTACCTGTGGCTACATGTACTTTTTCATAAATATCTACCCAAGGTCCATGCCCATCGGTGTCTAAATCTCTATTTGTAGGCGCGCCCCTCCACCATTCATGTTCATCACTATCCCATTCTGGTGATCTAAACCATGACGAATCAAAGGTTTTGGTAGTAACTGGATCAGACGTAACTGCATATCCATCAGAATCTATAACAAGAGTGCTTCCAAGATAAAAGGCCATTATAGATCTCCGTCTTCCATTGCTTGAACATCATATGGGGTTAAAGAAGTATGTATACACCATTCATGAACTAGGTTAGGATATCCACTGGAGTTTGTTCCTGAATAATTCGGTGCCATACCATATAATCTTCCTGGGGCAACTGCCAATCCCCCCGCACCTAAGTCCGCATAGGTATATCCGTCGCTCAACGGCCCAATATCAGTTACTGCTCTACCGATTGCGTTTCCATCAAGATCCCAACAATATATGAGTCCCGCTCTTGATTTTAAATTAACCAACGCTCCAGGAACCGAGGTGAAGATCCTTCCAAATCCTACGGCTATGCCATTACTATAGGTATAGTATGAGCTAGTTGCATTAGAACCGGGGTGAATTTCGTGTTTGGAAACCAAATCCCCATCTAAATCAAATATATACATACGTGCAGAATTAACTTGGGTTACGACTATTCTACCGGATCCTATTTTTGCGTTGTATCCAAAATACCCATTAATTGATGGATCAGGATCGGTTAAGATTCTTATTAAATTTCCATCCAAATCATATATGTAAAGACGCCCCTGGTTAACGCTATTATAAGCTCCCGCGCCTACGATAATTCTTCCACAACCGATTTGTACGTTTCGACCGTACCAAGAAGAGCTAGATGCTTCATCGGCCAAACCATTTGGCGCTACGATTTCTTTCCATCCTCCGGTCTCAACGTCTGAATCTGGTGGAGTATATCCATTATAATAAGAAATCCCTCTAATATATAACCGACCTTTATTATCTGATACAGCTATTTTTCCACATCCGGCCGCAACCGTTGCACCCCATCGGGAATCTTGTTCATATACTTCGGGCCCATTTACTAGTCCGCCACCACTTTGACCAACATTTCTATTCGGCCTAGCGAAAAGACTTAAATCCGGGGACCCGGAGTTATAATTTCCTGATATCTGAAGTACCGCTCCCCCACCATTTGTATTACCGAAATTATAATAATAAGCACTTGGAAACAGCTTTCCATCGGCAAAATCCAAACTCTGGCCGAAATAATGATGCCCGACGCCCAAAACCGCGTCTGCCGTGACAAGGTCCCACAATTTTCCTTTTTTAGTGGTTCCCCAAGTTCCAGAATCATTAGGCATTTCATAAGCCTGAACGGAGCTAGTGGTTCTTATACGATTGGGATGTAATATGAATACCCCACCTCTAGAATTTGTTGTAGTTTGGTCGTCATATAGGGATGGCGCTCCAATAAAGAGCTTCCCTTGGGCTGCCACAAAATTATTTCCTCTATTTGTATAGACGCTTGAGGTATTTCCAAAATCAGTTGTGTTTAGAGCATCAGCTGTTGTATGGGTGCCATCACTAAAATAAGGAACATATGACCGAAATGCCCCTGTTTGCCATAATCCATCAGTATGAGTTCCGCTGAAGCTGGAAGCTATATCGTCGCCGCCACCTCTAAACATCTGGCCGCCACCATTATAGCCGTCGACTAGTTCACCATTCTTATATGATCCGAACATATAAGGTATGCCATCAGAAGTAAATCTTCTCCAGGTATTCACTGAATCAGGGTCAATACTTTGCCCGCTACCTACTCTAAAAGCCATTTTATTCTCCGAGTTTTAGCTTTAACATATCTACTTCAGATTTTAAATCCTTAATAGCCTCTATTAATACCCCAACCATTTTTCCGTAGTCAACTGATTTCATTCCTTCGTTGTCTGTATTTATTACCTCTGGAAGAACCTCTTCTACCTCTTGTGCAATAACACCAACTTTTCTATCTTCTTTACCGATCTTATTATATCTTACACCTCTTAGGGAATCTACGATTTCTAGACCGTCGGTAATAGTCTCGATGTTTTCCTTAGTACGAATATCCGAGATAGAAGTAACATCACCTTGAACAGTAAGATTTGTATCTTCAAATGTCGCGCATAAAGCATTAGACCCAGCTTTTTCGGTGAAAATTTCCAATTTACCGTCTTCAGATCCATTTGTAGCATCAACAATTCCGACTTTAATTCTAGCCCAATCCGAATAAAAACCACTTCCATTATATCCTTGAAATATTAGTTCATGTGAAATATCACCATTTGATGTATTTGTATTAGGGCTGTTTATCATAAAATGCCTATATCCACCTGAACTTGCAGAAGGCTGGTTGATGGCATACGATGAATAATATCCTGTACTGTTCGCATTGAACTGTATAGAACCATCTGAAACAAGATTAACAAATCCCCCACTCAATGTGGTGGTACTGCCTTCAGCTCTAAAAACACGTGTTTCTGTACCACTAACCATATTCCATATTGAAAAATCACCGTCTTCTGTAGCAAGGGATACATCATCTATCTGTGCTTCTATCCTACTATATACTGTTTCTGTACTTTGTGCGTTTTCAGCGCGGAAAGTTATACTACCGATAGTATCACCGTCGAGCGGGCCTGTATCGGTGTTTACTATCCTCATATCAATGGGCCTAGAGGAAAGATCTACAGTCTCGGCTTTGAACGTGAATGTATTTGAATTATTTCTAAATGTAAGAGCATCAGACGAGGTGATCGTTTGCTCCGAAGCACCTAGATTAAACTGTATCTCTTCACCGGAGGTCGTACCCCGCATGAAAATATCATCGCCAGTCGGCTTAAGATAGATATCAGTTGCTGCATCAAGAGACAAAGCATCAGATGCAGTAATGGTTTGCTGTGTTGTATTCAGTTGGAAACTCAGCTGTTCATTAACCGTATTCCCTTGCATATATACAGTATCACCAGTCGGTCTAAGATAGATATCATTAACAGCTGAAATAGTAACGTTACTGTCAGCTGAGAAAACGCTATGCATGGTACTAGCTACCTGAACATTCAGATTGAGCTCACCGTCCTCGTTACCGCTTCCGTCGTCTAGAACCCTCGCGGAGACACTTGCAAAGGCCACATCAAATCCCGCGGTTTGTCTTGCATGGAACTCGACGGACCCGATATGCATGGGAGTCGTTGGACTCGGATTGTTATTATAGATCTCTAGATAAGAAGGTTTCGATGTGTTTGCCGCTGTTGTAGGATTTTCAAATCTAAATTTTGCTCGAGTAGAAGCACCCTCTTCGGATTGAAGATATAGTCTATCATACGATTTAAGGTAGGAAATGCCTGAATTTAGGTCAAGGCCTGTATAGAGGGTTCCGTTCCTCCCGGACTTGAGCTCCAGCTGTCCGTCTTCGGTGCCGGCTGAAACATCTACAGCAGATCCTTCTATTCTGGAATATGTAATACGTGCACCATTTGTGTTTTCGCCCTCAAAATTAACGTCGGCCAATACTGCATCGTCGCTGAGGGTAGTATCTGTATTCATAAGACCCAGTGAAACAGGTCTGCTGGTGGTATCAGAAGTATCGTCTGATAACCTAAATGATCCATTAGTACTTCTTAAATTACCAGGGTAAATCGGAGCAGGACCATTTAAAGTTATTTGGTCGTAAACTAATTTCTCAATAAATTCGTCTCTAAGCTCTGCAGAGTCAATGTCAATGTATACTGTCTGTGCGGAACCATTCAGGCTAAAGTTACCGCCAGTCTTTAGACCGTTTCTTGGAGAGATGGTAATAGTACTATTACTTACACTACCAGTACCCATAGCAGTAACATGACCATAAGAGTCCATGGTTACATCTTGAATAAATGTACCACCGCTATTATTCTGTGAAGCTGCACCAACTTTTGGGTGATAAATCGTTAAAACATCATTCGCTGACCAATCACTACTAATAAAACCATCACCCTTGATTTTAAAAGTATCGCCAGATGTAATAGTATAGGTATCTCCAGCACTATCTGCTGCTGTCCAACTTACATAGTTGTCAAATGCAGGGTTGCTACCAGCTGTGACGTGACCTTTTGCATCGACTGTAACAGATCCATATGTGCCCGCGGACACACCAGAGTTATTATGAGAGATATTACCAGTTGAACTATTAAAACTAATTGGTGCCGTAGCATCTATCCAGTTCGCCGTAGCTATTCGGCTTAGGGTATTACCAGAATCTGTTGCAGAGACCCAATATCCTTGATCTTCGTCCCAAAGTAGTTGAACATTAGTTCGAGATCCCCGTTCGATCTCAATACCAGCATCTTGGCCAGCGGCAGGCACGCCAGTGGCATTATCATTTAGTACGATTATATTATCATCAATTGTAACTGTTTCGGTGTTAATATAGGTAGTAGTACCAGTAACAGTAAAGTTTCCAACAACTTCCATATCACCGTTGACGGTAGTAGAGTCTAGCGTTGTTAGACCGTCTACATTAAGATTACCAGTGGCACTGAGATTACCAGTTGAAGAAATATCTGTAGCGGTTATATCCGCAAAGTCTGCATTGTGACTATCAATCGCGATCTTCCAGAAAGAATCCGTCCCGGCATGAATATATCCTATTTCCCAATAATCAGACTGTTCGTTCCAACGAATAACTGCAGAGTCTGCTGTATCTCTGTCTATTCCTATACCTGGTCTATTAGAATTATCAATAGCGATTCCGGAATTTAAGACTATTTCAGAACCAGCGATGTTTGTTTGCCCAGTTGTAGTAAACAGACCATTGACTTCGAAATCGCCTTTTACCGTTAGGTTTTGACCTACCCTTAGATTATTTTCGATATTAGCAGAATCGTCTACAAATAGATCTCGTTTAATATACGTTCTTCCGACAGAGTCAACAGTGAATTCGCCCTGTCCTACATTAAACGTTTTACCGTCATAAGTTAGGCCTGCATTATCCTCAAGCTCGCCGCTTGCACCAGCAATTACAATACGATTGTCCGTAAGATCTTCGACCTTAGCACTGGCTAGAGCTGCAGATGTTCCAATATCAATATTGGAAACTGCAAGAGTATCCGTGGTTGTGTTATATGTTAGGTCGGCATCATCGGCAATCTCATCGCCCGATCCAACTATAACAATTCTTCCGTTTGTAAGGTCAGTAACTTTTAGGGTACCAATAGTTGCGCTATCTGCTGCCAACTCATCTGCGTTTACGGTTCCATCAAAGTAACCATTCAACCATTGCTTAGTGCCAGAACCTAAGGATCTTTTATTACCTTCAGAAGGCACAATGTCTGTATCTACTTGACCATTAATAGAAACTGTATCAGTAGATGCATTACCAAGGTCAACGTTACCATCTGCTGTGAAGTTTCCTCCAACATCTAAGTTACCAGTGATATCAGCATTAGCGGTGATGGTAGCAGAGTCTGCTTCAAGACCAGTAGTGTTAATACCAGTCGCACCAATGTCAATAGAGGTATTACCTACTGAAAGAACAGTACCGTCAAATGTGAAGTTGCCATCATCCTCAAGCTCGCCGCTTGCACCAGCAATGGTAACTCTATTATTAGTTAAGTCCGTAACCTTTAATGTACCAATAGTGGCACTGTCAGCTGCAAGTTCGTCTGCATTTACAGTACCATCAAAATAACCATGGCGGAATTCTTTAGAATCACTACCAATGTCATGCAGATCATCTGAACCTGGTACAATGTGTGAACCGATTTCAGCATTAAAGATAACTGTATCGCTATCCTGCAGCCCGTCACCTAGATTAATATTACCATTAGCTCCTGCAGAAATAGCTGTTGTCCCATCGACTACTAAATTACCATGAACAGTTAAATTGGTATCAATGTCTACATTACCATTAACGTTTAGGTCAGTGTCAATGTTAACGGTACCCTTAATGTGATTTGTAGCATTACTATCAGATACATAGATCTTAGGTGTAGAAAGCTGGGTATCATTAATGGAATCTAAGCGCCCATCTAACTCTTGAATTGCGCCTGATACCGTACCGGCGGATGTTCCCATGATATAGGCATCAATTTCACCGAGCTCTGCATCGTGTTCATTAATGGCTTCTGTTATATTTCTTTCAGTGGTTGTAAGGGTAGATACGTCACCAACTGAGTCTAAGAGTTGGTTAATTCTTAGCCTCTGGGTATTCAGTGTATCTGCTAAAGTTATATTAGGTATTTTTGAATTAGCCATTTCTACCGTTCTCTAATAGTTGCTGCAGCATTGCTTTTATTTCTTGGACGTCAGATTTCAATTCATCGATTTCTTCACGTTCTTTTCTTTTCTCATCAATTAGTATTTTCTGTCGCCTTGCCTTGTTCTTATTTATATTCATTATCATGCCAGTCTTCTCATCTCTTACAAAATCTGAGTGACCTTTTATCGGTACATATCTTTCCATTAGTATGTCGTCAAAGATCTGATGTTATAAAGAGCCGGGGGTCTAGCCTGATTTGTTGTAGACATAGTAATCTTTAATTGATACTGGTCGAATGAAGGGAGATCGAACACGTTGAACTCATATTCTTTTACATCATTAACGTCATTAGATTGAGCGATTTCACTATAGTTTGCACCAAGCTTTGTAACGTTAGTCTTACTAAACTCTACCCAATTCTTATCATAGATATCTCCGTCTTCTTGGTTATTAGTTCTATACCAAAGAGAGAAATCGGCACCAACTGGTCTCCAGGCTTCTATTAATACAACCAGTGATGTTGCCGAATATCTTAAGCTGTATGGGATAGTAATATGTTTAGCCGGAATCGTGCCACCATCAGGCTGTGTTTCAGCTACGTAATCAAATGTATTAATATAGCTTGAATCTCCCCCATCTACTAAGAACTGGCCTACATTTATAGATGCATCGTCTATTCTAATATAAGGTGCGGCATATGGATTTTCAGTAGTTAAATTAACTTCTAGAGTAGTAGAAGCCTCTCCTGATAGCTGTAGGATTTCCTGGTTGCTATCTGCTATCACCATTGGATTAACAAACTCCACGGACTGATTTATTGGGAGCCTAATATTACTTCTAGACTGGTATGCGGTTTCTGTACCACCGAATGACTTAGTAGTAGTAAAGTCTCCAGTCATGAATGTTTTGGTCTGGGCCGGTGAATAATATGGAATGTTTGTTTCTAATAAGTTAATATTATATTGCTCGGTTGCTGATAGCCCACGACCCCCAGCTCTAATGGAAGCTGTTGCTGCAGAATCCATCTCAAATGAATAACCCCAGACATCGGCCTGAGTAATCGTTCTTACGCCTAGAATACTACTACCTAACACACCGTTGATCGTATCGTTAGCAGAGAAGCTAAGATTGTCATCAGTGAAAATCTCTACCTTATCGCCAGGCTGGTAACCGTGTGCCGGATGAATTACAGATAGAGAAGAATCCCCTGCTGTAAAGACTAGAGGATCAAATGTGTAGGCTTTCGGGTCATCTATGACAACTGATTCGGATAATCTTTTTGGTGCGGGCAAGTTATTTTTTAAGACAATAACGTTATTGGTGTCGGTTACAAACTTGGCCCTGTAGAGTTTAAAGGATAAATCTTTTGTCTGATCCGCTGTCCACACGCTACCATTCGAAGAAGAGTAAAATGCACCGGAGCTTACACTTGTTTTAGGCGCATACACTTCCGTGGAGTTTCCTGAATTTAATGTATAATCTAAGTCTTTAGAAGTATAAATCTGATATTTACCTCTAGCGGCAGAAGTATAAAGACAGATTGCAATTACACTTTTAGCCGGAACGAATATGGGTTCAGGGAAAGTAAACTTATATTCAGTAGCATCAGAAAAGGTTGTACTAGGTGTACAGCCAGCAGTTGTGATATCACTAGGAGTAGCTACAGTTAAAGATCCACCGATTCGTTGAGACGGGGAAGGCGAAAACGTATCTAGTGTAGGTCTTAGCTCTAATGTAATTGGCAAAGTAGCATCAATAGACGCGAAATATATACCAATACTTGTAATAACCGAATCTTCACTTATAACCACTGTTTGAGCTAGTGGATTTATATTATTTACGGTTTGTAATAAATTAGCCATTTACTTTTCCTATTATGCTATTTCCTCACTGGGAGTACTATTCTCTTGCAAAGATGCTTGAATTTTCTTGGCTTGAGCAATTTGGGATGATGTACCTCTGAAGTAGTTTTCATACTGACCTAGACCTCTAAATGTAGCAGCTGCTATCGATTTACATTTATCTAAATCTATTTTTTCAATATCTGTTGCAACGAGTTCTGATCCATAATCTGTTATAGAGAAATTTAAATCATCATTACTTTGCAAATAAAAGATTCCTGATAATTTACCTTCAGCAGTAGTTACTAATGGATCATCGCCTCCGCCGTTAGAAGGACCACCCTGAGCAGATGGAAATGACGAGGAGCCAGTATACACATCACCAGGTTCTTTTAGTCGTGAATTTCTTCCAGCGGATGTAATATCGTTTTCAGTCTTATCGGTATTAACCCACTTATTCACCTGCTTACCATCAAAGAAAATCCAATGAGGTGTATTAGGGCGAAGCCCATTAAATTCAAAATAAATGAATTTAGGACGGAAAACCGGAACCCTATCGTATCCTAAAGTTAAATTATATTTTTTAGGAGGTGGTGGGTTATATGAATTTCCCCCGCTGCCAGAATAGCTGTATCCACCGCCTCCTCCACCGTTCCTGTTGGTGTTCTTCCCCGAGCCCTTGAGGTCGAAAATAATCGCGATTGCTACAATTGCTACAAAAACGCCAAACATATTATTTATCTCCCCCCATTTCATATCCATTTTCGGAATAATACTGGTCCTTCCGTAGCTGCAGAAGATCAATCTGAGAAGAGACAGCTTGTGGTTGAGACTCAATTACAGGCAGACCTGCTTCTAGTAGCGAGGTGTTAGAGGTAGACGCATAAGCTTTATCAACTTTTCTTCTCACGGTCCATTCATCCTTTTCTGGGTTTAGTCTTCCTGATCCAAAGAATGTCCCGGTGTCGAACTGGTTAACATTCTCGTATTGAGTTGGCTTGCTCTGAGATATATATACCTCTTCTGTATAGGTAGGCCAGATAGTACCGCCTTTCCTTACAACGCCATTCGAATTAGTCTCATCATAGAATAGACCGGATTTCCTCCAATAAATTTTAGGTGATAGGAATCCGCCTTTTATATCTGCTCTATAATCTATATCATTAATATTACTTTGTCTAGTGTCGTTAAATCCATCACCCACCAAACCATTAATCTCTCTAATAGCTCCGTTATCATCTGAAACTGATAGATTCATTAGATCTAATTCTGCAAGAGCTAGGGTAGAAAATCTCTCAGTAGCGGCTAATCTTGTATCCATAGCTCTAAGATCTTCCATCTTAAATCCACGGTTATCAGTAACCTTAATCCCTAAATCATTTTTATTTAAGACATACGGATTTAGGGATATTGTATTTAGCAACATATGATTGTCAGAGATATTATCAGGAGGATATGGAATTACCCCGGAGTTACCAGTATGATGTACAATCGTGCCCTCAGGAGACATAGTCAAGACGTCAGTTCTAGGCAGCCAATATCTTGCATAGCTAACTGTCATCTTGTCAGTATTTTGTGGGATTGCTTCTGTTCTTGTCCAGTTATTATTCACATCCTTTGTGGATCTTAGATCAATATAATCGCTTAGCTTAATCTGAGTCCCAGCCTGTGTGGTATAGTATGGAATATCACCCCAGTCAAATCCCGGGTTACCTGTATAAGATGCTGGACCAAAATATCCTACTGCATAAGAAGGGGTTGGGATACTATGTTCAAAGTAACGATACTGAACCCAGAATGTTCCTGATGGTTCTGCTGTACCTGATTTTAGTCTTAGTTTACCAGGACCATAGTAGTTATCTCTTTGACCATTATCAAAGATAAATTTATATGTAATATCAGCGTTGGTAGTATCATCATAAACTTTATTAAATCTATAAATGTCTGACTTAGCTAGACTTACTTCGCCATTAGTTAGGGATAGGTTTGAATCCTCATACCAGTTACCTGAAGCAACAGTCGGTGTAATTGTTTTAGTCTTTAACTGAGCAGTTTCACTAGTATACAATAGTGCATGAACTGGTTTATTTTCCGGTAGACCTGTAAAGGTAACACTTGTATTACCTACGCCTCCCGAAGAAATAGTTGGATTAGTGTATAGCTGTCCACCACTATCATAAGCAATGATCCAATCCTCATACTTTTGTAATGTGCCATCACTTAAACCAGTTAGGTTAAATGTGACGGATCCGGCAACTACGGTCCCAGTATCCACTCTAGCTACATCTGTAGTGAATGCCTGAATATCCTGAACCCTAGCTCCTGATAGGCCAAATAATAACGTGTTATCATCTCTATCAATAATGTCGAAGTCGCCGTTGAAATCACTAAGGATTGCAAAGTTACCTGAATCAACACCGATACTTCTAACAGCCTTAATACTTGCTGGTGTGCCATTCATTTGACCGTCAGAATCTAGATTTAGATCGAATACGTGGATTCTATAGAAGTCACCAACTTTGTCTACGTTTCTAACTCTTGCCGTACCATATGAATGTGTTGTATTAAAATCAAATGCTGAAGATGTATTAGGATATAGATTTACTGTTCCTAGTGTATCCACTAGATCCACCATACCTAATGTATCAGCTGAAGCAGCAAGGAAGTAGTTACCGTACTTGGCATTTACTGATTCATTACTTTTTGTCAGAACATCTTCATATGTACCTGTAAATTCCAGGCTTCTAGGCTTAGCCACCCTAATAAAGCTGGGGGAATTTCTAGTAATTCTTCTACCATTTACGAACGCAGTGCCCGGTTCGATCTCGAATGAGAGATACTTATCATCAGCACTATCTTCATTGATAGTTAGTCCTAGACTTCCGCCGGCTTGTTGCTCAATAAAGTCGCCAGAAATACTTCTGGTTCTTTCATTAATAATCCCGCCAAGCTCTGCTAGGATTTTATTCGAATCATTAGTTAATTCTGCAACGCCATTAATGATATCATAAAGCTCGTAGAAAGTTTCTCCGGCTGCAACATCATCTTCAGTGGTCAGGATCATAGTGATTTTTAGACGATCGGCACCAGGTGATGTAAGGTTAGGCGTAGCACCGGAGTTATCATATAGCGCAATATTATCAGAAGAAGTTATGATCTCTTGCTTCAGTTTAAATCCAACCTTAACAGTTGGGGTAGCGGTATATTTGCCGATAACAATAGATTGTGCTTCTACGAATAGTAGGTGCCCACCGGCATACGTATTAAATGTGGGTACCTCTACCAGAGCTGATGATCCAATAGATCCCGCGTCTGATTTAATAGTAAGAGTACTATTTCCTAAAACAGTATCAAGGGTATCACCTAAGGCAAATGAAGCAGTCACTGAAGTATCCACATTCGGATCTGATCCGCCAGTCTTACCTCTAGTCATTCTTACAATGATAACGTTATTGGCATCACCATCATCAGTATTAGCAGGAATAACCTTTTTCACCTCAGCATAAAGGTCACCGTTATCAATTTCAGTACCGATTAGTTCAGAGTAGTTTGTAGGTAAGCTGTCTACGATTAAATATGTAAATGCCTGAGATTCGGATCCTGCTGCGATGTTTGTACCCGCATTAAAGATTGAGCCTTCAGTAACAATGAACTTAGCAAGTCTCTCTAATTCTTTCTGGATAATAGTCTGGGACTGTGTAAGCTCTCTGGCTTGCAAAGCTCTACCATTATTGAAAAGGATACGGTGGTAATGATCGCTATCTCTATAATCATCGTTATATTCAGATAAGAATGTAGTGTTATTTAAATTCGTTGCCATTTTCTATCCTTAGAGCTTTACAATAACTTTTAGGTCTTCCGAGCCTGCAGTGTTTCGAATAGTAGCCGAAATATTACTGATGTATAATACATCGCCAGAGAAAATATCTACCTCAGGATCTTCAATTGTATCGATAGTAAGTGTTCCTACACCAGTTTGAACGGGATCTAGTGAAAGTGTATCTGCCACTTGAAAATCTTTAAATCCGGTTTCTTCAGTCTGGTGAATCCAAATATCCGAATCCGCTGCATAATCTATATATGCTGTTGCTGTACTAGTACTTCCCGTAGCCGTTGTAGTGTCCTCGTAAGTAATAGGTGTTGCCGGTGTACTTACTAGTTTTAACTTACTAACTGTTGTTGCGGACGTCCCGGTAAATTGACTAGAGCTTCCATATTGAAGTGGGTTTTTCCATATACCAACTTGACGATAGTCATTACCAGTTTGGAACTTCCCACCATTAGCTTCTTCATCTGCTTCTTGAAGCTTAACATTAAACATAAGAGCAGTGGATCTTAGGTCGTCTCTGGGATCAGCACCTAGTCCTGCTCTTGGTCCGAATACTGGCACTACTTTACCACCAGATCCGCCGGATATAGAAACGTCTGCCTGTGAATATCCGCTCCCCATATATAAGCTTAAATCACCAAACCCAGTTGTACCAGCTCTTGCACTGTCCCCGATCTCAACAGCAGCAATACCACCAGATCCATCTGGGATTACGTGTCCAGTCGCGCCCGATCCATTACCGGTGATTGTAACAGTATCTGATGTACTATATCCAGATCCAGCAGTTATAACTCTATATCCTACAATTTGTCCAGGTACTGCTGCGTTCTGGATAGTGTATTGACCGAAGTATGGGTCTGTAGCGTCTGCAGAGTCTACGTATTTAACTGGCATAAAGTTTGATGTTAGGAAGCTGTTACCATCAGCTGTTGAAATTGTATAAAGATATTTCCAAATATATCCATCATTTAGTTCAGCTATGAGTGTGGTATCAGTATGGTCTGGTTTATCAACTGATGATCTAGCTGCACCATTACCTTCTTTACCTTGTCGAATACAAACATATACGTTGTTATCCTCTGTTCTAACATAATAATTAGCGGATTGACCTGTAGAGGCATCACTGTAAGCTGCATATACTGAACCGCTGGACCAGTCTTTTGTTTCTTCTAATGGTACAACATATGAGAAAGCCTGAACAGCTTTAATAGACTGCATATTGTATCTAAACAGTTTCTCTTCTCTATCATGAGGAAACGGAACGTCCGGATTCTGTTCATCATCCCATTCTTGAGAACGACCAATAGCAACATAGAAATAATTATCAGAGTCGCCAAGTTTTTCTCCAGTGAGTTCATCAAACACCTGCTGGACCAGTTGTTTCTTTAATTTATCTGTAATCTTTGCTACCATTGTTTAAGTCCTATGGATTAATTGCATAACCGTGGCCGCCAGTCACAAACCAGCTAGAGTTGTGCCATACTAGAGTTACTGTTTCATATTGCCCCAAAGTAATATCTGATCCCTGGTTAAATGATGTAGGATCTACTGTTGCATTAGAAGCGTTAATGTTAGTGAATATTTTTACTTCGCCATTTAATGTACCGTTCGGAACCGTTACGGTCAATGAGCTACCATTTAAAACGATGTTACCATATTGGCTAATATTTGCGGTATTATTTGTAGTTAGGTTAGCCGGTGTTCCGTAAGCAACCTTATTTGATTTAGTCGAACCCGTACCCTTTGCATCTACATACAGGTGAATGTTTGTATCGCTTGATCCTACCGCAGATACAACGGGTGGAGATCCAGAGGTAGCATTATCGACCTTAATTCTATTTGTGGTACTAGCTTGACTATTGAAAGAGATTACTGGAAGACCCGATGAATCACCCAACCACTGTTCTACCTTTGGACGTACCAATGATTTATTCGATAGTGTTTGAGTGTCTGTAGTACCGATAACTGCTCCGGTCGGAATAGCTTTCTGTGAAGCCGAACCGTCAATATTACCTGATCCGTTAGATAGTACAAAGCTAGAAGCAGCAATACCAGAAATCGTATTACTATCTACACTGAGCGTTTTATTCGTAACAGTTTGTGTAGCTGTGGTAACTAGGACAGTCCCGTCTGAATCCGGAAAGTCGATATCGATCTCTGATGCAGGATCAACCGCACCGATCTTGGTATTAAAGCTAGTACCAATAATGTCTAATCCACTGTCTGTCAATCTTGTAGTACCGGCAACATTTCCGCCCAAAAGACCATATAACTCTATGAAGTTGTTATTGATCTTTGTACCAGCGCGTCGTAGGCTATCGCCTGTTCCATCGTTAGCGCTTGTGCCAGTGTTAATATTTTCTCTTGCCATATCTAGCTCTCTTTTAACTTAAAAGTATTTATATATGTTAAAACGGGTAATTCGAAGAATCAGCAGAGTTTGCTGAATCAAATAGTGTACTGTAGACGTGTTGGTCGAATGTTGATACACCAATACCACCAGAATCGTCTTGTGAGAAGACCACGCCATCCGCAGAAGCAAGTGTACCAGTGTCTGAATCGTCCATTGTAATTGAGTTCGGGGATAGAACCTCTTCAATAGTATAACCGGCATCAATCGAATCGATAGTAAGATTTTGAACTCCGATAAATGTTTGATCGGCTCTCTGACGTTGCATACCGATAATGTCGTCTCCTCTATTTATTAGAGTTATATCTGTAAATGCTTCAAATGCGATATCACCTTCGAATGTAGCAGATAGAAGCGTTTCTAGCTCATCGCCTTTTTCATCTTGGATGTAATCGATAGCACCATTGTTATCTAGCAAAGGATTGTGAGGTATACTATTATGATCAACGTTAACCATTTCAAGTAGGATCTCACCTGCAATGTAAACCCCTGCAGGGTGCACAAATAATTTATATACGTCTCTCCATTGCTCAAACGGAATGCTGGATCTAACCAGAAGGGACATTACTTGGTATAGCTTATCATCAGTAATATACTTTCTAGATTCAGGACCGATCCTAGAAGCCTCAGATTTAATTTGTTGTCCACCTGAGTTAATACTGTCAAGGTCATAATCTATCTCTGGGCCAACCTTAAAGATCTGCTCCTTCGGATATGTAATTGTTGGGTCAATGCCAAAGAACCCTCGGAAGAACTGCTGAATGCTATACTTAGTACCCTTTGATCTATATAGTAGGTTACTAAATTTAACAGCTTCTCTTTTATTTTGGAATCCGCCAAAGTATGATTGACCTAATAGCAATTCATCTTCTAGAAATTCTAGTAACCTATCAGGAACCTGTGTAGCATCTCTGTTTCTATAGAGCTGGTGGATCATGCCACCAAAGTTATCTGCAGAATCTAGCCACTCATAGTATGCATCAAATAGTTGAACTATATTTGGATACTCTGATCGGATATGCTGCGGCAGGGCTTTTTCTATCTCCGATCTTTGGAGATTCAGCAGCGTCCTATTATTATCCTGTAAGGTCTTATCTTTATGTACTGACATTAGTTAAGCGCATCCGTGTAAACAATAGTAAATTGGGATCTGGATAGATCGAGCTCTAACGCTTCGTTTCTAGTTGGGGTGATAGCACTCTGGTTACCAGGAACTGCAGAGATTTTAATGTAATTCAAACCACCAGTAATAGCCGATGGGTTAAAATAATTAATCGTAACAGTACCATTAAGCGAATTAAAATTACCGATACTAGAGTTAACAATAGTTGTACCATCTGACGATACAACCTGAAGATTAGTAGAACTTAATTCGTTTCTAATTATACAATTTACTCCATTGTATACAAATTCGTTACTAGTAATAATGTATGTGTCATCGTCTGCTGCAGCAATAGGAACAGGGAATAACAACTGCTGAGATATATTACTTGCAACATCTTGTAATTTTCCAAGATTATATGTTGTAGTATTAGTTGTAATATTCTCGTTTGCCATATAGTTTACAGCATCATTATATCTTCCAGCAACTACTAAGTCCACTAGGAAGGAAAGTGTTTCATTTGCAACACCTGATGGATTAGATAATAGTGATTTTACAACAGAAAGGATTGTTGGGGCTGTAGGAGTAAACCTTTGCTGCATACGAATATCTGCACGGGATGATAGAATCGCTGGGCTTATCTCAT